GCGTGATGGTTTTGCCTATAGTAAAGCGCATTACAACGATATTTGTCAAAGATTTGGTGATTCATCTGTTCTGGATAAATACGAAACTATCTTTATTGATTCCATAACTGTTGCGGGACGCTTGTGTCTGCAGTGGTGTAAGACCCAGCCTCAGGCAACTAGTGATAAAACAGGCAAAGAGGATATGCGTACTGCTTATGGCCTTCATGGTCAGGAGATGATTGCTTGGCTGACGCACCTGCAGCATACCAGAGAGAAAAACGTCTGGTTCGTGGGAATCTTAGAGGAAAAGCTCGATGAATTCAACCGCAAGAGCTTTTCCCTGCAGATCGACGGTAACAAGACAGCTAATGAGCTACCCGGCATTGTCGATCAGGTCGTCACTCTATCGGAGATCAAACAAGCAGATGGTAGCAGTTTTAGGGCATTTGTCAATCATACTGCTAACCCTTATGGTTTTCCTGCGAAAGATAGGTCTAACACGCTAGAGATGCTGGAACCACCTCATCTGGGTGACCTGATGACCAAGATCAAATCAGGTAAATCGAAAAATAATAATCTAACAACAACAATTTCAAACAAAGAACTAACAATTAATAAAGGAGAATAACCATGTCTTTTTACGATTTTAATACAGCAGAACAAATCAATTTTGAAACCATTCCTGCCGGAACAATAGCTAAAGTAAACCTCAAGATAAAGCCGGGTGGACACAACGACTTTGAGCGTGGCTGGACTGATGGCTATGCCACGAAAAACTGGAGCAGCGGCGCTGTTTACCTTGCCTGTGAGTTTACTATTCTTGAAGGCGAATATGCAGGTCGCAGAATCTGGCAGTTGATCGGCCTATACAGCGAAAAGAACGACAATATCTGGGGCGCTATGGGTAGGAGCTTTATCCGTTCGATTCTGAACTCAAGTAAGGGCTTAATAGATAAGGATGATTCTTCTTTAGCACAAGAAGCCCGTAAAATAAGTAGCTTTGCAGACATTGACGGACTTGAATTTGTCGCAAAAGTCGGCGTGGAAAAGGATAAATGGGGCGACGATATCAACGTCATTAAAAAGGCAGTAGGTCCGGAACACAAGGCTTATGACGCTGTAATGGGACTTGTGATTACTGATAAGCCTGAGTGGGCTTAGCCTCTATAAAACTGCCAACAATTATTGAGGGAGGAACATTTATGTTTAATAATGATCTAAATCAATTCATCGATACCGCCCTCTTAGAGGAGCGCAGTATTAAAACAAAACGCAGCTACTTAGGGGCTTCAAGGCTGGGGGCTGAATGTAGCAGAGCCTTGCAGTACGAGTTTATGGGCAGAGACCATGCCCATAGCGCTAGAATCTTGCGAGTCTTTGAAGTGGGCCACCTATTTGAAGAGTTAATAATCCAATGGCTAAGGCTTGCAGGTCTTGAGATTCTCACTAAGGACACAAATGGTAACCAATTTGCCTTTAGTGCAGTTGCTGGAAGAATCGCAGGTCATATCGATGGAGTAGTTATAGCTGCTCCATCAGCTCTGAGCATGGCCTGCCCGGCTCTTTTTGAAGCTAAATCAATGAATAACAAATCATGGCAGGAGACGGCTAAGAAGGGTTTGGTACTATCCAAGCCCCTTTATGCTGCACAGATAGCTCTATATCAAGCTTACATGGAAGAAAACTTTCCAGAAATATCTCAAAACCCCTGCCTGTTTACTGCTGTCAATAAGGATACCTCAGAGCTATATCACGAGCTTGTGCCTTTTGATGGAGAACTTGCGCAAAGAATGAGTGATAAGGCGGTGAATATCATCAGGGCTACGGAAGTAGGTGAGTTGCTACCGAGAGGTTTTACAAATAGTGATGTTTATAGTTGTAAGAGCTGCCCACACAAAGAGGAATGCTGGAGTGAAAAATGACAGAAATCGACAAAGCGGTGCCATTAAGAAACGATCTGCAAACCTATTTTCATGTGGTCTTTAGTTATTTGAATGGTTTTATTCCTTTGCGTTCCTTTCCTGAAAAAGGCAACCCTGATAGTAGGCCTATTACCAACGCTTGGGTTACTGCAGATGATCATGTACTAAGTGAGGCTCTAGCGTTTGCTAAGGCCGCTAATTCCAGAAAGGCAGCTTTTTATGTCATACCTGAAACTGTCAGCAACACGGATCAAGCAAGTAGCGCTGATGTTATGGAGATGCAGGTGTTTCTGATCGATATAGACGAAGGCGATACGGAAAGTAAGCTGCTTGAGATGACTGCAGTAATAGGCGAGCCCACTATGGTTGTGGAGTCTGGAGGCGTAACGAAAGAAGGTCATCCGAAGCTGCATATTTACTGGCAATTAACCGAGGCTGCAAGAGGTGAAGATTTACAAGTGCTGTTAAGTTTACGCCACAAAATAGCTCTAGCATTCGGAGGTGATACGCACTTTAAATCAGCTCATCAACCTATCAGAGTAGCTGGCTCTGTTTACCACAAAAATAAGGAAACTCGGCTAGTGAGGATCAGGTCATATAGCCGCATGGAATATAACCTACAGGAACTAGTAGAGAGTTTAGGCTATCTCTCTAAGTCAAATGATAAAAGCTCTTCAAACGACGTTATCATACTCGACGATAAATTATCTTTAGATGAGGTAATGACTAGCAAAATCCATGAAGGAGGAAACGGAGAGTCTAGCCGCTTTGCTAACTTGCAGCGTATAACCGGATACTGGCTGCGGAGATACCACGATGGCTTGGTTACTCAGGAGGAAGCTCTGGAGGAGATTATCGCATATAACGAGGCTAACGTAGTTCCTCCATGGCCGATTGAACGCCTTAAGCCTATGGTATCTGCCTTATGGAAGAAGCATGTGCAAGAGCATGGAGAAGTAAGGAAAGCTGATAAAGTAAGCACTAAAATGCCTATAGTAAAAAGCTTTTCACTTGATGCTTTTTTAGGTGATACAAGCAAATTACCTGAGGATATCATCGGACCAAGGATCCTAACGCCTAGCGGGATATTTGTATTTGGTGGAGCTCCCAAAGTGGGCAAGAGCGACTTTTTGCTTTCTTTGTTTGTACATATGGCTGCAGGTAAGGAGTTCCTTGGTTTCATACCACCAAAACCTTTGAAGATTTTCTATTTCCAGGCAGAGATTGGTTACCACTATTTGCGTGAGAGGTTGCAGAATATGCAATTGCCGGAGAATCTAACTGCACTTGCTAAGGATAATCTCTACATTACGCCAAATAGTAAAATGCTATTAAATGAAATGGGGATAGAAGCTGTAGTTGAGCATATCCGAGAGGTCTTCCCAAGCAAACCAGATATCATCGCTGTTGACCCTATAAGAAACGTCTTTGATGGCGGCAGAAGCGGCGCTACAGAGAATGAAAATGATGCCATGATGTTTTTCCTGCAAAGAAGGATTGAAACTTTAAGAGACAGGATTAATCCTGAAGCTGGGGTAATCCTTGCGCACCACACCAAGAAGATTAGCGCTGCTACGCTTGATGAAGATCCATTTCAGGCTTTCAGTGGGGCAAGCAGCCTGCGCGGCTATTACTCTACGGGTGCGCTGCTTTATAAGCCGGAGGTGGAAAGTAACGATCTACACCTAACCTTCGAACTGCGGAACGGTCCCAATATCCCGACTAAAGTCTTGAGTAAAAGAGACGGCAGCTGGATAGAAGAAAACCCTATGTATAAGCCTATCACCAACAAACATTACAACCTTAAACTTGATGAAGAACGTGACCGGCGCGATCAGCTCATTTTAGAGATCTTGAGAGAAGAAGCCTTAAAAGGTAGAGCATATACTATCAACGCTTTTTCTGAAGCTTTTGACGGAATCAGAGGGCTTGGTAGCAGGGACTCAATTAAGTTGCGAATCAAGGTGCTAATAAGGAAAGGGTACATCAAATTCTTTAAAAATACCACTGACTATAGTCTGGATAAATGTACCTCTAATTATGGGTTAATGTGTGTGGAAAGAATGGAATTACTTACTGAACATGGTGAAATCAAAATAGTCTTGCCAACTCACTATATACATCATGAATGGGAAGAATTTTATCCAATAGAAGATCAGCAAATATGGAAGGTATACGATGGGATATTTTAACGTAATTCAGACAGATCATGATCAATTTTACTGTTTTTCAACCGAAAATAGAAGAGTCGTGGAACAGGCATCCTGTTCGAAGTTGTGGAAGTTAACGGATTTTTCTCAACTTGCCGTAAACTTGAATTTCGGTTCAGAAGTTTTTTACCCTGTAAGCCGCATCCTGTTCGAAGTTTTGGAAGTTAACGGGCAAGTTAACGGAATTGCTTGCAAGAAAGTGGAGGTTTTCGCCATTGAAGGCAGCATACCGCTCGAAGTTTTTGAAGTTAACGGACAAGTTAGGAAAATCGCTCCCAAAAAAATCAAGTTAGGAACTACCACAACTTCGAACAGGATGCGGGTTACAGGGGGGCATTTCAAGTTGTGAGAAAAACCCCCCTTTATTATAAATAAAGGGGATTTTAAGATCCCCTATTTATTTAAAAAGGGTTGCGCGCGTTAGCAGAAGAAAAAATACAAAAACAACCACTAAGGAGAAAAAATGAAAAAGCTAGAAAAGTTTGAACCAAACAAAAACGATAAGAGGCCGATAGCAAAATTCTATCGTTGCTGGCTTGAGGATGTGGCAAGAGGTTTACCTTTGCAAAATTGCCGTGGAGTTAACCATGAGCAATACAGGGCAGCTGACCGGCTTATCTGCAACTACCAGCGGCTATTTGGAGGAAACTGTAAGAGCTTTGTTGAGGTAGCAGCTGAGAAAAGCTTCAGCAGGACAGGAAAGTTCGACGCACAGGTAGATGCCATGCAGCATCATGCCAAGGTGTTCGGTAGGTTAAACACGAAATCACGCCAGATCCTTGAGCATTTCTGCTTGCATGAGCAGCCATTGCGTAAATTTGAGCAATCTCAAACTCCACAGTGGCCAAAGGGGGCCGGAAGCGTAAGACTGCGTGAAGCGCTAGATGATTTGATCGAAATTTACAGGAAAACAGGGGGGTGTTATCAAGTAAAGTGTAACCTCTAACGAAATAATTATGCCCTAGAGGGTGCTTGGGCTCGTGAATAGTGTCAACTATAAAGAACTTTTAGTTAAAAGCTATTGCAAGTAGGTAAACTTTGAGTTATAATGTTATGTAACAATCAAATAGTAGAGGCTGTAGCCGGGGCCATGTTGAAGAACGAAAGGACTAAACCAAAGCCGGTACAGCAGAAGACAATAGCTGGTAATGTCCGCAGGCTATATGTTGAACTGGAAAGCTGCAATGCTTTCAAGATTACCTGCATTATTGCCTAATGCAGGAGCTAGAAACGATGATAGGCTGAACTCGAAAAGTCATTAAATTCGTCTCTGGTTTTTAGGCAACCTCAGCTGGATTAGGGTTAAAATCCAGGCGCCCGAACTCGAAAGGGTAATCACTGGCTGGAACAGGTAAAAATTCAGACACAATTTAGCTTAATTAAAAAGATTAAAATATGGCAATCATCAGAGAAGAAAGAAGCAATAGCCGTTTTAAGCAGTTACTGGCACCGATAGCGATTAATGCCGATAAGGCAGATATCGTAGCGCTGGATGTCACAGGCTTTGATAGTGCAAGCTTCATGGTAACAGTTGGAGCTGCTAACGTTGAGCCGGCCGATGACAAGCACGTGCAAATAAGGCTAGTGCATTCAAACGACAATGTGAACTTTGTGGATTGCACAGACAGCGAGGTTTTAGGTAGTCTGCCA